GCTATTTTAAAGGATTTAAGAAACCTTGATCTATATATTGCAAGTTTGATTAGACGAAGAGACAAGGTTGAAGCCTCGCTCTTGTCTAGCCAGAAATTTTCTCCGGACAAGGTTTCAGGGGGCGTTAAACGAAAGCAAGATGATATCTACGTCGAGTTGTTAACGGCCAAGGAAGAAATAGAGCAGAAGACCGCTGAAGCGATCAGAAAGCAAAGAGAGCTGCAGGGGTTGATTGACTCTCTGGATAACACGGATAGTCAGGCTATATTGAGTTTGGTTTATATCGATAAGATGACGAGATGGCAAGTCATGGATGAGTTGAATTGTAGTGAGAGCACCTACTTTCGATTGTTGCGTATAGCAACAAAGGAGTTAGATGCGGTGACAGCATTTGACAGTAAATGACAGTAAAAAAAGTATTTGACAGTGCATGACAGTTTTAACGTGCTATTATAGTATCATCAAGAATGAGGGCGAGGCAGCTAATGCCTGGCTCTTTTTGTTTTGTTAAAAAAGGAGGGGTAGCATGCCACGAGTACAACGCTGTAAATATCCTGGCTGCCATGCGCTGGCGGTCAGGCCTGCTCTATGTTGTGATGTACACAAACGGCATGAGCAGAAGATAAGAGAGCAAAGAGAGCGATACAGTCGTTCTAGATATAACAAGTACACGCGCAATCGAAGCGAAGAGAAGAAGGAACAGTACAACTTCTATCGTTCAAGGCTTTGGTCTAACCTAAGACTTAGATGTTTGACAAGAGACAATTACGTATGCCTTTACTGCCTAGCAGTAGGCAGGGTCACGGCCAATAGCAAGATCGCTGATCACATAATTCCTATTGAGGCAAAACCAGAACTAAAATCTGAGCTTGACAACCTAGCTACAAGCTGCAGAGACTGCCACAACCTCAAAACAGTTTGGGAAAGAGAATATTATGGTACAGGGCAAGAAAATATTTTAAAAGTCGGGGTCAGGCAAATTTCTGACATCCGACTGATCGCAAATCTAATTAACAAACCACGTTAACCCCCCGCCCCTATGTGGTGGATAAGAGAGCCGCAACAAACTCTCGTCTTACATCACGCGCCATTTTTTCAGATTTTTAAGGGGTGTCATAAGCATAGATTAGGAGGTGAGGTTGCTTGGTTAAAAATCCTTACTATCGGCAGAACAAAGGGCGTTTACCCAGCGATCCGCCGAACTACTTGGGAAAGGTAGCTAGCGAGGTTTGGCGCAAAATCGTTCCGTTTTTAGAAAGCACAGAAAAGGTACAGCGGATTGATAGCTTGTTAGTCGAAACCTACTGCACAAACTACGAAATCTACAAATTAGCTTATGAAGATATAAAAGAGAATGGTATTCAGCAAGAGCTAACAAAACCAGTCCAAGCGCAAGGATCTGGCGAGATTTTGGGCGAGCAGTTCTTGGGATATAAAAAGAACCCAGCAGTTGCCACAATGAAAGATGCTATCGATATATTGAATAAAATAGCTGTTCAGTTAGGCTTGACCCCTAAAGGTCGAGCGGATTTACTGGCGGTTGCTAGTGAAGATAAGGACAAGGTTTCAACAGCAGAAATGCTGAAAGAATTTTTAGGGAAATAAAAAGGTCCCATTTTAAATGCGACCTCAAGGAGGTGAGGCAGTGAGCGAACTCAAGATAGACTTGACGAAGAAAAAGAATGTTCTGGAGTGGTACCGGAAGCTAGATTTTTCAGAAATCCGCAAGAAGTACACAGATCCAGGCACACGATATGCTTTTGATGTGCTGGACGGCAAGATAATTTCCGGATATATTATCCAGTTAGCCTGTTTCAGACATCTAAGAGACTTACAACGACAAGGTAGGGACGAATTCCCTTACTACTATTCGCTGCCGCATTTCAAAAACTTCCTTAAGTTCGCTAGTCTGGTACCTAACATTGATGATTTGAGCAGGCCGCTGGAGTTAATGGACTGGCAAAAGTTCATCTTTAGCCAAATAGAGGGTTGGCGGTCACTGGACGATCTGCCACGATTTAAAAATATAGTCCTATCTATCGCTCGAGCTCAAGGGAAGACAATGTTGGCCGGCATTCTCAAATGTCACGCCTTCCTGATTGAGGCCTTGGGACTCTCAAATCAGGACTTTCTGATCAGCTCTATCAACTTTGACCAGACTATGAAGCTATTTGGCTATGTAAAGTCTATGATGGCCAAAATCGTTGAACAGGAGCCGTTTAAGTCTCTGGCGGCTGAGATAGACCTGCAGCTATACTCACGAGAAATAAAGGCTGCTAATGATAACAATATCATTAAGACCATCTCTTTTGAGTCTGGCAAGTTTGACTCAAATCACTTTCTGCTTGCCATTGCTGACGAGGTCGGGGAGTTGACCCGAGATGATGGGATTTCTAAAATCACATCCGGCCAGATCAACACCCCAGGCGCTCGATTCGTGGAAATATCCACGTCTTACACAGTCCCAGATGTTCCTTTCCACAAGGAGCAGAAAAAACTAATAGAGGTCATGGAACGAGACTTTGACCGGGCAAGTGATGACCAGCTTTGCCTTGTGTGGGCACAGGACAGCCTAGAAGAGACTTTTCAGCCCGAGATATGGGCTAAGAGCAACCCACTTCTAAACCTTGCTGACAAGCGCGAGAAGCTGCTTAGAGGACTTATCTCTGAGCGCGATAAAAAGATGCTCATGGGAAAGCTGGCAGACTTCCAAGTGAAGAACATGAATTGCTGGCTGAACGCAGACAGCAACAGCTTCCTTGCTCTTGAGGATATAGAGAAAGCCGTTATAGACGACTTTCCAAGGTTTGGCCGGCGCGTATATGTCGGGGTTGACTACTCTATGTCATCAGATAACACTTCTATAGCTTTTGTCTATCCATACGAAGGAGAAGAACGCTGGCATTTAGAGCAGCATTCATTCATTCCTTGGAATCAGGCCGGCAGTATAGAGGCTAAGGAGAAGCAGGACGGCATCAACTACCGAGAACAAGAGAAACAGGGCTACTGCACGATTACCAGCCACCCGCAGGGCCTAATCAACGACGACCAAGTCTATGATTGGTTGGTGAACTACATCGAGGATAATAACCTAGATGTGATTTTCTTTGGTTATGATGCAATGGGCGTGACTAAGGTTATCAAAGCTCTGGAGCTTAACACCAGCTACCCGCTCATGCCTATTCGGCAGCGGACAAGCGAGCTAAAAGACCCTACAAAGTTCCTGCAAAAGATCTTTGTAGAGGGCTCTGTAACCCGCTTAAATGATGTCATCATGGAAAAGGCGCTGATAAATGCTGTCATTAAGCAGGATAACATCGGCATACAGGTTGACAAGATGAAATCGACTCTAAAAGTCGATGTAGTGGATGCGATTATAGACGCTTGCTATCAAGCTATGTATCATTACGAAGATTATGGGATTGCAAATGACAAAACCTATCAAGTCGAACATATGAGCCAGCAAGCGGTTCTAGATTGGCTTAATAACCCGGAAAGTGGGCTTTTGGAGGAAGAATTTTACGATTATGACGATTTTTAAAACATTTTTCAGCCTAGTTTGGGCTTTTTTTGATGTCTTTATGTTTCTAGCCGCGGCCGTCACGATCAATGTGACCATGTATCGAGTTGGATGGTTAGCATTCGGGATCAGCCTGACAATCACTTTCATCTTGGCCGGTTTCGTATCAGAAATTATACAAGCGCGGCAACAGGAATAGAAAGGGGGTGAGGTAAAAACATGCCATTGTTTAAACCGCCAAATTTTATGAATATAGCAGAAAGCAAGTCGGTAGATAACAGTAGTTTCGACAGAGTATTTGCTGATGATGGCCAAGATTTCTTGAGTGCTTCTTTGAGTGGTGGTGAGTGGGTATCTGCGCAGTCTGCTTTGCAGAATTCAGACCTATACGCTATCATCAGTCAGCTATCAAGCGACCTTGCAACTGTCAAATTAACCGCTACTCAAAAACGCTGGCAAGGAATTATAGATAATCCAAGCACAAATGCCAGCCGACACGGCTTCTATCAGTCGTTATACGCTCAATTATTGTTGGCAGGAGAGGCCTTTGCTTACCGCTGGCGCAACGAGAACGGCCGAGACGTAAAATGGGAGTTCCTAAAACCGTCACAGGTTCACATGAATTACTACGAATACGAAAACGGCACTTATTACAACATTACTTTTACAGATCCGAGAATAAGACCACTCTTGCAAGTTCCGCAAGGCGATGTGTTGCATTTCAGACTTGTTTCTACGGACGGTGGCCGGACTGGGGTTAGTCCACTTTTGGCGCTCGGCCGAGAGCTAAGAATCAAAAAAGCATCAGACGACCTAACTTTCAACTCGCTGAAAAATTCATTGAAAATGAATGGTGTATTGAAAATTAAGAATGGTGGACTACTTGATAACAAGACTAAGATGGCTCGGTCAAGATCGGTCATGCAACAGATGACAGGCGGCCCGTTGGTGCTTGATGACCTGGAGGAGTTCACTCCACTAGAAATCAAATCTAATGTGGCCCAACTACTATCTCAGGCAGACTGGACTAGTAAGCAATTTGCCAAAGTTTACGGTATCCCAGATAGCTATCTGGGCGGGCAAGGAGATCAACAGTCATCTGTTGAACAAATTAGCAATGTCTACGCTAACGCAATGGCTCGCTATCTGCGACCTGTTATTAGCGAGATGACTTATAAACTAGGAACTGAACTAGACTACGACATACGGCCCGCTATTGACGTTCTGGGTACATCTTACATGGCGGCTATATCGAATCTGGTCAAAGCTGGAGTTGTCGCCCAAAATCAAGGCTTGTCTTTATTGCAGAGCGCAGGAATTGTTTCTCAGGAATTGCCAGAGCCTGAAAATCCAAATACGACAAGGAAGGACCGTGTAAATGAATCACAGGAATAGAAAGGGGGTGAGGGGAGCAGATGGGAATTATTGACATTAAAGGGAATATTGTTTCAAATGATGTTGGGGAGTTTTATGAGTGGTTTGGCATATCTAGCACATATCCTGATAAGGTCCAGCAAGCTATTGCAAGCAACGAAGACGACGAAATCACGCTAAACATTGCGTCAAATGGTGGCGATGTCTTCGCGGCCAGTGAAATCTACACTATGTTAAAAGACAGCAAGAAAAACATTGTAGTAAATGTGCAAGGTTTAGCTGCCAGCGCTGCGTCCGTTATAGCGATGGCTGGGAATATAGTCAGAATGTCGCCGACGAGTCAAATGATGATCCACAAAGCGTCTGTTGTCGCGTATGGCAATGCTGATGACCTAGGTCACGAATCAGACGTACTAAATAGCATTGACGAATCAATTGCTATGGCTTATGAACTTAAAACAGGCATGAACCAAACGGATATTTTACAGCTTATGTCAACGGAAACTTGGATGAACGCAAAAGCAGCAGTTGATAAAGGCTTTGCAGACGAAATCATGTTTAACGACGCGAACGAAGAACCAACTTTTGAAAATGCACTACTCGGCAACTTGCCGAGTAAGGCGGCAATCAATAAATTTAGGAATTTGATTGCAAAACAAAAAAATAATACAGGACCCAGTCAGCCCAAGAACTCATTACGAGAACAGAAGCTGGCTATTTTGTTAGGCAAATAAGGAGGAAACTAATGCCAAAAACAGTAAACGAACTCAACGAACTTTGGATTGAAGCCGGGCACAAGGTCGAAGATCTAAACGAGCAAATCAACAACGCTCTGAACGATGAAAGTTTCACAGCTGAAGCTTTTGAAGCTTTGAAGAATCAGCGCGATACCGCGAAGGTGCGCCGCGATGCCTTGAAAGATCAACTCGTAGAAGCTCGGGCGGCTCAAGTCGCGGCAATGGAGAAAGAGGATATCAAACCTCTTAACAAGGAAGAGCTAGAGCTCAAGGATGCATTTGTTACAAACTTCAAAAATATGATTGAAGGCAAACCATTTGTGAATGCTTCGAGCCCAGCAACTACCGGCCTTGTGTCTTCCAAGGAAGATGACGCAGCAGGAAACGGCGGTCTGACCATTCCTAAAGATATCCGTACAGCTATCATGGAGCTTACGCGTCAGTTCTTCAATTTCCAGAACTTAGTCACGGTAGAAACTACGTCAGTAAAACAAGGTTCTCGAAATGTAAACTCTATCTCAACTGTTACACCGCTAATCAAGCTGGATGACGAAGATACCAACATCCCAGACCTTGAAGGTCCTAAGTTATCAATTGTCCGCTATGTAATTGCTGAATATGCAGGTATTTTGACTGTTACAAACAGCTTGCTTGCTGACACAGCTGAGAACATTTTAGCTTGGTTGACAAACGAAGTTGCTAAGAAAGTAGTTGTTACTCGTAACGCTGCTATCTTGGAAGCATTCGGCAAAGCGCCAGCTAAACCAACTGTTGCCAAATTCGACGACATCAAGGATGTCTTCTACTCGATCGATCCAGCTCTTCGCGCTAACGCAGCATGGGTGACTAATACATCGGGCATCAAAGTCTTGGCAAAAGTCAAAGACGCAGATGGAAACTACCTCTTGCAAAGAGATGTCACCAAACCTGATACTTATCTGATTGAAGGTAAGCCAGTGGTCGAGGTTGAGGATGCACGTCTTGCTGATGCAGCATCAAGCACTCATCCGCTGTACTTTGGAGACTACAAGGCGTATGCAACGTTGTTTGACCGCGAAAACATGGCGCTAGCTACCTCTACAGAGGCAGGAAACGCATTCTATCGCAATCAAACCAAGCTACGTGTGATTGACCGCTTTGATGTTCAAGTTGTGGATAGCGGCGCTCTTGTTGCTGCATCATTCAAGACAATCGCTGATAACGCGAAAGCTGAAGCCGCGGGGTAACTAACGTATGGCAGTAACGCTCGAACGATTTAAGAAAGCGATGAACCTTGACGAGGTTGAAGATAACGACCTCGTCCAAGGCTATTTGACGGCAGCTGAACACTCAATCAAGACAGCGGTAGGCGAGGACAAGTCAGGAAAATTTTATACTCGAGAAATTGTCGCGTCAATGATGGATGTGGCAGTTATCGCAATAGCGGGCTCATACTACACCTATCGTTTGAGCCTTGCGGATGCGCAGACTTATCCTGTTAATCTGACTTCCAATGCCATTATCGGGCAACTAAGAGGAATGTACGATGTGTTTATGGAGGGGCAGGATGGCTAAGAGATATTTACCATCTGAATTTAGCAAGATTGCTGTTTTTGGAGAGATGAAATCCTCTCCTAACTCCGCTGGAATCAACATTCCAAAACTAACTGAGCTTTTCCAACTGCATTACAGACCGGTTAAGCGAACGCAAAATCAGACTTATCTTGCTACTCAAAGTGGTCTAGCAGATACAGTGATTATCTGTATCAGGCACAGCGCGAGAGTGCATAGTAAGCTTCAGGTTGTTATCAACGGTTTGACTTATGACATTGTCACAATTTCTCCGGATGACACCCCCGGTTTTGGTAAATATGATTTTTTGACTTTGAGATTGAGAAAGAAAGCAGGTTGATATGGTTGGACTGGATGAAGCTTTGCAAGGCTGGCTAAGAGATGTCCAGCGAATAACTGACCTAACACCTACAGAACAATCAAAAATCACACAGGCAGGAGCTAAAGTGTTTCAGGAACGGCTAGAAGAAGCGACTCGCAACAAGCACTATGACACAAAGCGCTATAACCCTAAGCGCGGCCACTTGGCCGACGGATTAGAAACACAGATGTCTAACGCAGATGGGCGGAAGACAGGGGTTTCTACTGTGGGGTGGAGCGACGGTATGAATGCTACCATTGCTCGCTGGCTAAATGACGGAACAAAGAAAATGGCAGGCAGCCACTTTGTGACAGAAATCCAGCAATCAAAAAAAGTGCTTGAAGAGGTTCTAGCCGCCGAAAAAGCAGAGTACGAAAAACTAATTAGGAAACGGAGGTAGTGTATGCTCGCAACTTTGGAAATAAAAAAACTATTAGACGGCTCGCAATTAAGCGAAGTACAGCGTGTTTACACTAGCAATCTTCCTAAAGAGGAACAGGATAATGTGGGCGAAACAATCGTCCTAGTCACTGATGCAAACTCTGAACTCGGTCTAAACGGGAACAATACATTTCATCTTGTTAGAAGACAGGTGGAAATTCAGATTTTTTATAAATTGGATATTGATTTTGATATTGACAGTTTTGAAGTTCGACTAATGAAGCTGCTCAAATCAAATCACTGGTCAATTTTAGACATTCGTGGTCGCACGGTAGACCCGGACACGCTGCAGATGACTTCTGTCATTTATGCAGAACAAACAAAGATTTTAACACAAGGAGAAAATTAATACATGGCTATTGTAGGTTTAAAAATGGTTACGTTGGCACTTGTTGACGAAAATCAAAAATTGCTGAAAGGCGCCGAAGGGCTATCTGCTTCAGGAATCGTTGAAGTAGATGATACTATGTTTGGTACTAAAACAGCTAATATCACCAACCTTGAGGGTTCTGTCACTAAAGTGCCTGGAAACAACAAGGTTCAAGATGTTTACACTGCGCCAGGAGCGCCACAAGTCGCCTTTGACTTCAACAATCTTGCCTTTGACCTCAAGCAAAAGCTTAAAGGTTACAAATCTGATGGCAAGGGAGGATATGTTTATCAAGGGCACAAACCGCACGTTGCAGTATTGATCGAGAGCGAAACATTGGATCGCAAGCATTCTGTATTCTTCGGATTTGGCGATGGTATCTTCCAAGAAACTTCTCAAAACGTAGGTACAGATACTGACAGTGCACAAACTCGGTCAGATGATAACATGACCTATAACGCATTGACCACTCAGGCATTCGGTGATGAACCGCACAAGATTTACTATTCAGGGGACAGTTCCTTTGATAAGGCTAACATGATGAAAGAAGTCTTTGGCGGATACACGGCGCAAGCTGGTGGCGTGTCACCAGTTCCTGGCGGATAATTCAATTTTTAGGCTAGGCAGTGTTAGAGCTGTCTAGCTTTTATTTTGCAAAAAAGAGGTAAAAAACAATATGGAAATTAAAAATATTAAAATCCCAGAATTAGGTAAAAAGAGCTTCACTGTCCTAACAAGCAACAAGAACATCCGCAAGATGAATCAGTTCCAACTTGAAATGGCTAAAATCGCAGACAAGCAGTCAGAAGACGACATGACAACGGTCATGGCTGCCAATGTTGAAGCTATCGAAGCTACTCTGGTCTACCTTCAGGAAGTGCTAGGATTGACAGATGAGCAAGTCGAAGTACTTGATAATTTGGAAATGCAACGTACACAAGAAATCGCAAACTACTTGTCAGCTCGGCTTATGGGCTTGAGCGACAAACAAATCAAGGAAATTGAAGCGAGCAGCGAATCTGACCCAAAAGAATAAGTTGGGGTGAGCGCATCTATGAGCTAGAGAACATCATAGAGGACCTAGACCTTGCAGAGAAGCAAGCTTTGATTAATTTTGGCTGGACCATAGCCGAATATGAGGAATCGGATTACTACCGTTTGGGCGAGATCATGGCGGCCAAAGAACAACAAGATAGGGCAGTAGACCCTATGTCATTCTTAACAGGAAGGAGGTAATACGATTTGGTAAAAGTACAGGCCACAATGTCAACCGAGATAGCTCTAGACACGCTAAGAGCGTCCCAGAGCTTACGAAACTTAACAGGAGTGGTGAACTCCGCCACCAGTGCTTGGAAAGCGCAGGAGGCGCAATTAAAGGCTGTAGGGAATTACACCCAAGCAGCAGAAGCTAAATACAAAGGTTTGGGCGACGCAATCCAAGCGCAACAATCCAAGATTGACGCACTTAAGCAGAAGCAATCTGATCTAAAAGGGAATACTCAAGAGACGGCGGAGCAGTATCTCAAGTACCAGCAACAAATTGACCAAGCGACAACACGCTTAGCAAGCATGCAAGCTCAACAGGAAAAAGCTAAGGGATCCATGGACTATTATAAGTCCGGATTGGCAGACCTTCAGCGCACTTATCGCGAAGCCAATGAGTTGTCAAAGAGCCGAGTCGAGAGATTGCAAGCAGAGGGCAAGACCAGTGAGGCTTTGAAGGCTAGGATTGAGAGCAATCAAGCCTCTGTCAAGAATCTTACTAAGCAGTATGAGCTACAAGAAAAGGCGTTGCAGCAAATGGCTCGCTCTGGCGATACAAGCAGCCGCGCCTACCAAATTCAGCAGCAAAGACTCAACGAAACAGCCACAGCGTTAGCAAAAGCTAAGAGTGAGCAAGAAAAGCTCAACGATGAGTTGAAAAAGGCGAACCCTTCTTTTTTGGAAAAAGTGAGAGCCAAAATTCAGGAAGTAGGGAAAGAAACAGAGAGTACCAGAGACAAGGCAGAAGGCGCTGGAAATATCTTTAAACAAGTATTCTCTGCAAATGTTATCTCTGCTGCTTTTATGAATGGCCTGAATTTTATAAAAAACACTTTTTCAGACTTGCTAAAATCTGGGTCGGAATATATCCGCTATCAACAAACCATGACCGCTTCGTGGAACACGCTAACTGGATCTGCAGAGCAAGGCAAGGTCATGGTAGATATGACGAACGAAATGGCGCAAGCGGCATCTAATAGCGCTCGTATGGTAGATGAGCTCAACAAAAAGCTCTATGCAGTAACAGAGAATGCGGATAAGACGCGGGAGCTAACGAAAACTATCTTGACTCTGCAAGATGCTTTCGGCGTTGAAGATGCAGCTATCCAGAACTTTGCCACACAATGGGGACAAATGCTTGGGAATGGGAAAGTACAAGCCCAAGACATGTTGTCATTCATGAATGTGTTCCCAACTTTGAAGAAAGAGATGATTGGCATTGTCTCCGAAATGCGTGGCGGAGCTGAAATTACCAATGCCGCTTTCGCAGAAATGCAAAAGAACGGAGAAATTACCTCTGACATTGCTAACCAAGCCTTAGCAAGAATGGGCGAGAAGTACAAGGATGCAACGGCTAACTTTGCAAATACTACTGAAGGTCTAGAACGAACAATCAAAGGCCGTGGGCCTGCGCTTGTCGCTGCTTTTGAAAAACCATTCTTAGATATGAAGAACCCAATTTTGAAGGCAGCTTCTGAATGGGTGGCAAGTGACAAAACCGCTGAACAGTTCAACAAATTGGGGCAGTCTGCTTCGAAGGGGCTTGATGTGATTGTCGAAGCTTTTAAGAAGGTCTTTGATTTTGGAGACAAGGGGGAGTTCATGGACAAAATCATGGAATCCATCACTAAATTTGTCGAAAAAAGCGCCCAGACCATAGCAGACAACGCACCAGCTATCAAGGAGTTTTTTGAAGAAACCAAAAAAGGCGCAGTCGCTATCTGGGAAATCGCAAAGCCATTTGCTGAAGGCGCTTGGGATGTGGTAAAAGACACGGTTGGTTTTATCGCAGAAGTATTCAAGGAGCTATCCGGCAGTGCAGATAAGTCTGGAAAACCTATCAAAGGGGTTGCGGACGGCTTGCAGGAAATTAGCAAGCATAAAGAAGCTGTCAAGGCTACAGGAACAGCTTTTATGGCTTATTTTATTGGCTCTAAAATTGTATCAGGGATAACAGCCGCAGCCGGTGCTATTACAGGCTTCGCGAAAGCAGTCGCTATCGGTTTCAACACAATAGCTGCAAGCCCTGCAGGTTTAATTGCTACCGCCGTTGCTGGAGTTGTTATTGGCTTTATTGCTTTATACAAACACGCAAAACCATTCCGTGACTTCGTGGACGGCATTATCAAAGCTTGTGCAGATTTTTTCAAAGGATTCGGGAAGTTCTTCGGTGGAGCGTTCAAAAAAGTTGGTAAGTTCTTTTCAGATTTTGGAAAAGGTTTTGGCAAAGTCGTTAAAGCTATAGGCGACGGCGTTGGAGCCATCGGCAAATTCCTAGGTGGTATTGTCAAAGGAGTAGTAGAGTTCGGGAAGAATATTTCTAAGGTTCTTATCTTCGCAAATCCTTTCGTGTTAGGGTTTGCTTTAATGTACAAACACAGCAAACCTTTTAGAAATTTCGTAAAGGGACTTGTTGGAGCAGCGAAGACACTTCACGACGGATTTAAGAAATTTTTCGGCGCTATCGGAAAATTTGTAAGCAAAACATTTGATGGCATTAAAAAAGAGGTTTCCGAAAAATATAAAAAAGTATCTAATTTTATCGGCAAAACTTCAGAGGGTATCAGCAAAGCATGGAATAAGACTTGGTCAAAAGCCAATGATTTTATAAGCGACACTTGGAACAAAATCAACAAATCCACAGAAGAGAAATTTGGCAAGAATGCCAAAACGCTCATTGTTGATACTTTGGGTGATATCGGAAAGTCATTTCAAAAGACTTGGGATGGCATTTCGGAAGGCTTTAGTAAACTGTGGGACGGCATGAAGAAGCTGGCTCAAAACGGCATAAATGCTGTCATCAAAATACCTAATGCGGGAATCGACGGCATAAACAGTCTTATTCATGATTTTGGTGGACCGAAAGAAACAATCGGTAAAATTCCAGAAGTCAAGTTCGCGAGCGGTACTGGTTTCTTCAGTCAACATCGCAATCCGATTACAAAGCCTGTGCTTGCTACGCTAAACGACGGTAATGACAGCCCAGAGACAGGGAATCAAGAAATGGTTATCATGCCAAATGGCAATAATTTCCTTGTCCCTGGACGCAATACTAAGATGTTATTACCCGCAGGGGCAGAAGTGCTAAACGCTTCTGAAACTGCTTGGCTAATGGGTGTGAGCCAACAAGCCTTCGCTAAAGGTACCGGCTTCTTCCAGAATATCTGGAATGGTATTACTAGCTTTGGTGGAAACGTTGCAAAAGTAACGGGCAATCTCTGGGACGGCTTGAAAGATGGTATCGAGAAATTCACGAAAATGCTCGATTTCATCGGAAAAGCAGTAACTGATCCATCAGGCACTCTAAAAGATAAATTCAATCCCTCATCGAAAGGAATGAAAGGGATGTTTGATAATTTTGGAGGAGTGCTTTTCAAGAGAGCTACTGATGGTGCCGGAACTTGGTGGAAAGAACTTTGGGGCATGGCCAAGAGCGCTTCTGACGAAGGCGGGGTCGCGGGCAATATGGGTGACGACTATAATCCTAAGTGGCGCGCTATGGCTAAAGATGCTATAGCAGACCCTTGGGGTTATTTTATTCGCGAATGTGTGTCTTTTGTGGCCAATCGCTTGAACAATTTAGGCGTTCCCGCTTCAAAATTTTCGTTTTTGGGAAATGGTTCTGACTGGGTAAACGCCAGAGTTCCGCATACAAACAATCCACGGCCGGGCATGGTTGCCGTTTATGGCCCTGGTTCTCAATTCGGGAACCACGTAGCTATGGTCAGCGGCGTGTCTGGCGGAACTATCAGCGGAGAAGAATATAACTGGCTGGGAGATGGTAATTATCACACTTATTCTGGCCGGCCAATCTCGGGAGTTACTACTTTCCTTGACTTTGGTGTTAGAGGCGGAGATAGCAATACACCGGCGCTATCCGAAGCTAATAACCCGCTGCAAAAACACATCAAAAAGCAAGTCGGTGGTATGTTTGATTGGATCAAGAAATTCCTCGCACCACAATCTGAAGACGGAGCAGGCCCAACTGGTGGCGGTACCGGTGTTGAACGTTGGAGAAATACAGTCATCAGAGCCTTAAAGAAAAACGGCTTTGAAGCGAGTGACTCACAAGTCAACGCATGGATGCGCGTTATTCAGCGTGAATCAAACGGGGACCCTAGAGCAGTGAACAACTGGGACAGCAATGCAGCGGCAGGGATTCCGTCAAAAGGTTTGGTACAGACGATCGAGCCAACATTTAACGCGTATAAATTCCCCGGACATAATGACATTTTCAACGGTTATGACAATTTGCTTGCAGGTATCGCTTATGCAGCTGCGCGCTACGGCCGTGGTCCTGGAATGTTTGCTCGCGTATCTGGCCCGTTAGGTTATGCAAACGGAGGGTTGGTTACAAAACACGGACTTTACGAGGTTGCAGAGGGTAACCAACCGGAATACATTATTCCGATGGATGCAGCGAAGCGAGGAAGGGCTTGGCAGCTTCTACAACGCATTGTAGGACAGTTTGTGGGTGAACACCCAACAGACCCACTAGGCGGCCGTAGAGAAGACGATAGCGCCCTTGATAAGCTTTCTGACAAGTTAGATACACTTATCGAGCTAATGACTCAATTGGTCCTTGGCCAAGATAGACCAATTGACAATCGTCTTATCGTGGATGGTCTGAGCTTTGCAAAGGAGCTCACACCGTTTATGGTTAAGGCTCAGACAAGCTATAACCGTCGCATGGAATCACTAGAAGGGAGGTAAACATAATTGACGATATCTGTTACTTATGACGGGAAGAGTCTGACTGATTTAGTAGATGAGATTACCAGCATTACCCGAAATATCGGAACAGGCTACAACAATGTTTATGCTGATCAAGGAGCAAGTCGAAATGGACAAGTTTTTCTTTACGCTACGAAAGGCACGAAACCTATCTCTATCGAGTTTAAAGTTAAGGGAAGCCTGCGAAAAATCCACGAAGTCGGAAATGAAGTGGCTAGCCTCGTGGATTCCCCGAAGCCGGCTCCGCTAGAATTTAGCGACGAGCCAAATAAGATTTGGTGGGCCGTCCCATCTGGTAGCCCATCATATTCCATCAATCAATCTACGAGTCCAGCAGAAGCGACAGGAGTCATTAGCTTTGATGTCCCTTCCGGCACTGCAGAATCTAAGAGTTACACAACTCTGAAAACAGTCAATCCTGACGAAAGGAACGGAACAGTGACCAAGATAAGCGATACCGCTTATAAAGTCACTGTAAACAATCGTGGCACGGCAGAAGCTTTCCCAATCATAAAAATAAAGCATAGAGGTGAAAATGGCTATATTGGAATTGTGACCAAATCGGCCATTTTCGCAATGGGAAACGACGAGGAAGCGGATCGGCAATCTTATAAAAGATCAGAAATCCTTCGAGACTATGTTTCTAACAATTGGATTGTAAAAGGTTTGGCCGAGGGACAGAAAAACTCTGCCATTTTAAATGATCTCAGCCAGAATTTAAACGGTACGCTAGCTATTGATAACGCTTGGGGCCGCCCTCATATTGCCTTGAGCAATCGTGGAAGTGGATCACGACCAAACAATGCCGCTTCGGTCTCGTGGGAAATTCCTTTGGATAGCGCCCGTGACCGCGGGGCTTTGAATGAATATTTTTGGTGGAGACAAATTTTTTGGTTAGGTGCAGCCAATCAATTTGGTTTTATCAAGATTATGGTTTCAGATACTAACGACCAATTTTTGTATGGTGTTGAAACCATCAAGCGGGCTAATGGTCTGGATGCAGAATACAACTTTTTAGCTTCTGATGGCAAAGGCGGTTATAAGGTTCTGAAACAATGGAATTTTGTAGGGACACATCGCGACGACCAGAATCCTTTTAACGCAGAAAGAGGATGGTCGGATCTACTGCGACGCGACGATATGGTGCAGGTTTTTTGGTGGGGTTCTTACCCTCAATTTCACATTCCAGAAATCAAAGGGCGAAAGAGTGCTAAAATCCATGTAGCTTTAGGCGCTTTTGGCGATAAGCCAATTGTTACTCACATGTACCTTGATAGCATTGTTTATCGCAAAGACTTTGTGAGTGGTATTGAAGATGTGCCTAATCGATACCGTCCTGGTTCGCTCGTAGAAATTGATATGGGCAGCGGTTTAATTTTGGTTGATGGAATGTCCAAAAGCGAAGAGGAAATCGATGGTTCAGATTTTCTCTCAATTCCAAAAGGCACAAGTGAGATGGAGATTCATTTTTCAAGCTGGGTCAAAGAAATGCCAGAAATAGAAATCATGTGGAAAGAGAGGTATGTTTAGTTGAAAATTAACATTTTGGACAATCGGCTACGCAAAGTTGGTTTTATCAAGCGCGGTCATCCTGACATGCCGACTTTTTCCTCTGATACCTGGCATAGGTATTTAGCGGAAGGGACCTCTACATTTGATTTTACCGTTCATAAATTTGTGAATGGTGTATTTCAAGATTACTGTAAGTTGATTAACGATCAGGCTTATTTTTCTTTTCGGTACAAGGGCAAGGATTATCTTTTTTATGTCTTGAATATCGTTGAAGATGATTATAGTATTCAGCTATCTTGCAACAATCTAAACCTGGAACTAAAAAACGAGATGGCTTTGTCATTCAAATCTGAAGAAGCTCAGTCGCTTGAATGGTACCTAACGAAGATGGAAATTTTGAATTTCGCTCGGATCAGAATAGCAGTAAATGAACTGTCTGACCGAAAACGTGCTTTGGCTTTCGATGGTCAAGAAACAAAACTAGCTCGGTTAATTTCGGTCATTCGTCAATTTGAAGGAGAATTTGAGTTTGAAACCAATTTGACGAAGAACGGAGCCTTTAAAGAGTTGGTTTTAAATATCTACCACGAGCACGATGATAACCATCAAGGCGTTGGAAGATTACGCGGAGATGTTAAGTTACGCTACGGACGTGAACTAAAAGGTGTTCAGCGGACCGTAGATAAAAGCCAGCTTTTTAATGTTTTGTTTGCGACTGGAACAAAAACAGAAGGAGAGGAAACAAAAACTTTCGGAATCGAGAATATCGAACGAGAGATTAAAAACGAGGATGGTCGAGTAGAGTTTTATACTCGAAAAGGAAGCAGAGGGCTCTATGCTCCGCTATCTGTCGAGATGTTTCCGGCTTCTGCTTCTTTGACTAGTGACGAGTGGATACGAAACGATTTGGCTACCGAGTACAGCACGGAGGAAGCGCTCTGGGGGTATATGCTGAAATGGATAAAGCAGCACGCTTATCCAGTCGTAACTTACGCGGTTTCTGTTCGTTCGGATATGGTCGCCGGTCATTTAGGTTTAGAATTAGGCGACATTGTTAAGATTCAAGACAATAATTTTGTAGGCGGACTAATTTTAAAGGCTCGTATCACAGAACAAATTATCTCTTTTAGTAATCCAAACAATAATAATTTTGTTTTTTCTAATATTCAAAAGCTCAAGAACGCTATTTCTAGTAGTCTGCAAGAACGGATGGCCAGACTTGCAGAAGAGGCGCAGCCATATGAAATAGAGCTCTCTACAGATAGAGGGTGGCAGTTTAAGAACGGACAAGGCGAAAGCATAGTTAGCCCGACTTTACGAAAAGGTAAGAAACAAATAATAGCAGATGTTTCTTACCGTTTTTATTTCGGGACAGAAGTGATAGCCGGCCAAAGTTACAAGGTCGTAGCTGCTAAACTGTCAGATACACAAGTTTTAACGGTGGAAGCTTACATCAAAAATACTGAGGTAGCCCGGACTCAATTAACCTTCGTCAACATTAACGATGGTCGCAACGGTCGGGATGGAGCTAAAGGCGATAAAGGTGAAACTGGAGCAAAGGGAGATAAGGGCGATAGAGGCGAGAAGGGTGATCGCGGCGAGCGTGGTTTGCAAGGTCTCCAAGGCTTGCAGGGCGTCAAGGGCGACCAAGGTATTCCTGGACCAAAAGGAGCTGACGGTAGAATTCAATACACTCACTTAGCCTATGCTGATACTATCTCAGGTAGTGGATTTAGCCAGACTAACGCTGACAAGGCCTATATAGGGGTCTATGTTGATTTCAACTCAACTGACAGCGTCAATCCTGCTGATTATCGCTGGACGAGATGGAGAGGTTCAGATGGCTTAAACGGTAAGGACGGTCCTCAAGGTATTCCAGGTAAGCCAGGGGCAGACGGTAGAACACCATACTTTCACCGTGCTTGGGCAAACTCAGCTGATGGTCGCGACGGTTTTAGCACCTCAGACAGCACCAACAAACGCTACCTAGGGACGCTGACAGACTTTACTGAGGCAGATAGCCAAGACCACACTAGGTACAAGTGGACAGCTCTTTTTGACAATGTCGAGGTTGGCGGTCGGAACTTGTTAAAAGGCTCGAAAGGCCCGTTTAAGCCAAACAGAAACCCTTCGAATTTTGATAATAATGTACTTTATCACAACGAGACATCTATCTACATGGTTAATGGACAAAGATATCGAATATCTGCTAAAACTGATGGAACCTTTACCTCTCACCATGACGGATTTAAAGAGTCAGATAATGTTGTGCTTTGGATAATGGACAAAACTGTATCAAACTACCAAATCGTGTCCGACGCCAAAACTGGCACGACTGGCACAGAATTTGTCTGGAATCGTCCGACTGGCACCTATCACTTACGAGTAAATACCTATCATAAAGACCTCCAAAAGCTCAAAAGCGTTTGGGAGGTTAAGGTAGAGCAAGGGACTGTCAAAACAGATTGGTCGCCAGCTCCAGAGGATGTACAAGCTGACATAGACTCCAAGGCCGACCAAGTCCTGACACAGGAACAGCTCAACGCCCTCAATGAGAAAGCGGGAATTATCCAAGCTGAACTTGAGGCCAAGGCTAGCGCTGATACTTTGGATAACTGGCTTAAAGCCTATCAAGACTATGTCAAAGCCAATGATAAGGCTAGAGCTCAGGCAGAAAAAGACCTAGTCTCTGCTACTCAGCGTGTCTCAACTATCGCTAAAAACCTTGGAGAACTCTCTGACCGCTGGAATTTCATTGATACCTACATGAGCTCATCGAATGATGGGTTGGTAATCGGTAAGAATGATGGCAGCTCTAGCATGATGTTTAATCCCAACGGGCGTATCTCAATGTTTTCGGCAGGGGTGGAGGTTATGTATATTTCTCAAGGGGTCATTCACATTGAAAATGGTATTTTCTCTAAGACAATCCAGATTGGACGGTTTAGAGAAGAACAATACCATCTCAACCCAGATATGAATGTTATTAGATACGTAGGAGGTGCTTAATGGCTGAATTTTGGTCAAATAATGATAGAGGTTACCGTATTCGTTTATGGATTGACCAAGTATCACAAAATATACCAGGGAATAGTAGCCAAGTTAGGGTTAGACTTGCATTACTCAATACAACTACAACATTTACTGACTATAATTGTTCTGCTTGGGTGGATTTGAATGGACAGCGCTTGAACTGGTCGGGCAGACCGTCTGTGCTATCTTACAATCAAACTGTGTGGCTCATTGACCAGACTATCACGGTTGGGCACAATGCAGACGGTAGCAAGGTCTTTGGCCTGTCTGCTAGCTTTAGCGGTAGTGGCGGTTGGTCGCCTGGTACTTTGAGTATCAGCGGTAATTCATTCACGCTGACTACTATTCCAAGGTCTAGCTCGGTTAGTGTTGGTTCAGGCACTATTGGTAGCCCAGTAACGATCAACATCGATCGTCAAAGTCCTAGTTTCAAGCATACTGTCCGCTATGTTTGGGGGAATAAGACTGGAACTATTGCAAGCAATGTAGATACCTCTACATCATGGACCATCCCTCTTAATTTTGCGGATGACATTCCTAACGCCACAAGCGGTACAGGAACGCTAATAATCGAGACGTACGGCGATGGAAAGAAAATTGGTGAGAAATCAACGACTTTCACCGCGACTGTTTCAGACGATGTTAAACCTAAATTAACTGGCTTCACTTTAACGGACGGTAACACCGCAGCCGGCAACGTAGTTCCGGGAGAACAGGCTTTTATCTCTGTCCTGTCTAACATTAAAGTCAATTTTGGGCAAGCTACAGGAGCGTATGGCTCAACCATTACAGGGTATTACGCCGAGGTTGTTGGCAAGAATCAAACGACCAATCAAAACGGTGGTTCTTTGGGAATCATGAACTATTCAGGGAATGTGACTATTAGAGCGCGAGTGATTGATAGTCGAGGAAGAACCAGTAATACAATTGACAAAACAGTAAACATCTTAGAGTATTTCTCACCCATCTTAAAATTTGATGTCGCTAGGTCGGGGTCTGAATCCAGCACATTAACGATCACGCGCAACGCAAAGGTAGCAGCGTTGACTGTTAATGGGATCCAAAAAAACTTGATGAGACTGACCTTTAAAGTTGCGCCTGCAGGAACTACAGCTTATAGAGTTGATAGCGGCCCAGCTTCCGGTTCTTGGACAACTGTATCTGATTTTGTCAATTCAAGTGCAAATCTCCAAGAAAAATACGTAGCTAACAAATCATGGGTAATTGTCGGCACCTTAGAAGATAGATTTACGCAAACGGAATTTAGCGCAATTGTCGGAACGGAGACGGTTGTATTTTCCTACGACAGAAACGGGGTTGGCGTTAATAAAATACGCGAACGCGGGGCGTTTGATGTCAAAGGGAATGTATACATCGACGGTTTTTTGAGGTCTTGCACCGAATGGGCTGGAAATGTTAGCGTCAATGACCTTTTAGAGGGAGGAGCGGCGTGGACGAATAAAGACACGCCAGACAGCGGTTGGGGAATTTTGGAGACTTTCAGAATATCTAACTTATCTACCAAAGAAGCTAACCAGCGTTTTACGTCTTATGGTGGACATAAAGTTTGGTACCGTCACAGAGATTATCGGTCCGGCAATTGGACGCCGTGGGTTGTAGAAGGAATTGATAACTTCTATCCTGTCGGCTCAATTTATCAAAGCACTTCTTCCGCTAACCCCGCGACATTTATGGGGGGCGCTTGGGAACGATTTGGCAACGGCAAAGTGCTTGTCGGTGTGGATGAAACCGACGGCGACTTTAACTCCAGCTCTAAAACCGGAGGAAGTAAGAAACATAGCCACAGCGACGGGAGTTATGAGGCTGCCATTGGCCCGGTGGGCAGCGATGTTGCCAGTCTCGGATTTAAACATGGGAATCAAAATGTGACAGGGAAAGAAAAACCGACTTACAGAGTACAAGGAACAACCGGCAATGCCGATGCGACTTTCAATCATTTTACTGATATTGTTGGGACATCAGGGGAAGCCAGTACTTTACAGCCGTACATAGCTGTTTATAGGTGGCGCCGTATAGCGTAAAATTTTAAAAGGAGAAAATATGAAGTTAGAGTTTTTAAGCAAATCCGTTGACTATGTCAGCGGCGAGCCTTACAAAACACGGGTAGTCCTCGGAAATTCAGAGGGTGCAATTTATCCTGTGTTTTTTGATCCAGATTTTATAAATAAAGAGAGTGGCGAGCTGTTTAAATTGGCTTTAGACCAAATTTACTTTGTAAATTTCCCGGACAAGGCAGAAAGAGATAAATTTAATCAGATCGACGAACAGCTTGAAAAAAATAAAAAGGCTGGAGAAGCCAATAAGCAAAAAGTGGAAGATGTAGCAATTTTGGCAGATGTCTTAATTTCACTTGCTATCACGCGCGATGGCGGAATGGAACAGAATGCCTATACGAAGGTTGCTGCAATTATCAAGCCATTAGAAAAAGAAAAGCGGTACACGAACGGAGATATAGTTGCTATGCCTTATCCGTTCGGGACAAATTCAAAATGGCCAAAAGATACAGCAACAATTTTTAAATTTACTACTCGCGAAGGTGATGGCTACACTTACAGGGGACAAAATGTCGAAGAAATGTTACAAACAGGCATTTTAAGCATCATCATGCCTAAATTAGGATAGAAGGTGGCAAAATGTGAATTCGATGGATTTATTAGATAAGCTCACGCCTGTTTTGGTTGTGATCATCCCTAGCTATTTTAGCTACAAGAGTAATCGAAATAGCAAAGAAACTGACAAGCGAATTGAAGCCTTAGTAGAAGATTTGGGCGATCTGAAAGAGTCTGTAATTAATATCCAAAATATCGGAAACAAGAACAATCAGGATCTAAATCTGATTCAGAAAGGTCTTCAACGGCTGCAGCGTTTTCGATTGCAGGAAAATCTTAAAAAAGCTTTGAGGCGTGGCCAGACTACCCAGCATGAGCTGGAAGAGCTGTCCCGCCTTTACGAAAGCTATGTCGAGCTTGGTGGCAACGGTGCTATCAAGCTTTTGTTTGATAAATTTTCAAAACTACCAATCAAGGAGGAAAAATAATGATCAACCTTAAATTACGTTTTAAAAACAAGGCTACACTCACAGCCTTAATTGCTGCTGTCTTTCTCATGTTGCAACAATTCGGGTTAGACGTGCCTAGCAATATCCAGTCAGGAGTCAATACATTCGTCTTAATCTTGGTTATTCTGGGTGTGGTCACAGACCCAACGACTGCTGGGCTAGGTGACAGTCAGCGAGCTTTAGGCTATGATGAGCCTAAGAAATAACATAATAGAGCAGGCTCTGAAGCTTGCTCTGTTTGCTTTTGCTGCGGGCTATTTTTGGCTCGCAGCCTTTGAAAAAATGAAAGGAAAATAATTATGGCAAAAGTAACTGAATATGCAGAAGGAAATTTCCGCTTTGGCTTTGGGTCAAAACTCTATCTAGCTCGAAATGAAGAAGCGCAAGTGCGAGCTCACATCTCTACACCAGCCACTCAACGCTGGGATAATGGGCAATATACATTAAACGAAAGGATTGCGGAAGGCTTTAAGCCTGCCCATCCTGTGACATTTACAGCTAAAGTCATCGCTCAAGGGAAAATCCAACCTCAAGCTGCAATTGACTTTGTCTTGATGCCAGACGGCCGTGTGCTGGTCAATGCTAGCAATGTGCGCCAGCTGCCTACACCGCTTGACATCGTTGGTGAGGTGACTTATATCATCGGCGCGAGCCAGTTTGATAAATAGGAGGGAAATAATTATGACAACAGCAAATGAACTTGTACAATTTACGATTGACCTAGCAAACTCTGGTATGGGTGTTGATAAAGATGGATTCGCAGGCACTCAATGCGCTGATTTGCTAACCTATCCATCAAAACACTTTTTCGGCGTGGACTTGTTGGGCAATGCCGCCGATTTGCTAGATTCCGCAGAAGCTGCTGGCTGGGAAGTACACCGCATGCCAACTGACGAAAACCCACGAGCTGGAGCGTTTTTCAACATGAATGCTTGGTTTGGTGGTGTTAATTATGGTCATTGTGGTATCGTCATTGAGGATTCTGATGGTATTACGATGCGAACTGTCGAGCAAAACGTTGATGGAAACGCTGATGCTCTAATCGTTGGAGGGCCAGCTCGATACAATAATCGAGGTTTTGAGGATGTGATTGGTTGGTTTTATCCACCTTATAGCGTCGGAGAAGCGCCAGCTACTCCAGCTGACGTAACTCCAACATCGGAAGAAATTGAGCTCACGCCTGAAACTGGCACATTTAAGGTAGGAGAAGCAGCTATCAACGTCCGTCGTGAACCAAACCTTAATGGCGAAATCGTGCATGTCTACGAACCTGGGGAATCTGTTAATTACGACAGCAAGGGTTCGGCTAACGGCTACCGCTGGATCTCTTACATTGGCCAATCTGGCAATCGTAATTATATGGCCATTGGCCAAACAGACGATGCAGGAAATCGTATCACTCTTTGGGGCCAATTGTCATAAATAAAAACCGCAGCGGAAACTGCGAAAAAATATCTTTCTTAAATTTTAATCTACCCCGGCCTTTCGGCTGGGGTTTTTTCATTTGCAAAAATTTTTTAAAAAAATTCAAAAAAAATTGTAAAAAGACTTGACTAACGCATTGTAATGCGGTATAATAAATAATGTAAGGAGGTGATACAAATGGACAACTTAGACGAGTGGCTCGCAAGGGTCACAGTTGCGGTAGGGATTGCAGTAGCAATCTCAAAAGAGAGTCGCTCTTGGTACCAAGTACTAAAAGAGCAAAATAAAAAAGCGAAAATCGCTCCCAAGTTTTTCAGACGGCGGAAGAGATAATCGCTTGAAGGTAAGAGAGCGAAAGCTCTCCTTGCCTTTCATTGTATAAGAAAGTGAGAGAAAAATCAAGATGAAAATTATTTTATTTGTAGCAATTTTGGCGATCGCTATTGCTTGGTATTCAGGAGATAATAAAAAATGAGTAAAGCAGATTTTAACAAAATTCAAAAATTACTAAAGACTGTAACAGCTTATAGAATTTCTAAAGCGACTGGAATTGGTGACACTACAATCAGCAGATGGGTTACAGGAAAAACACCAATCGAAAAAATGAGTTTAGAAAATGCTATCAAATTGACAAA